GTAATCCTTCAAGATAAATATGATCTTACCCCTCTGGTCGAAAAAATAACTTTAAAAGATGCTCTAAACCAAATTGCATATCAGGCCAGCATCCGTGTAGCTGCTTCTCAGGATATGCCGTCCATTACCCCAGGGATGCCTATTCGTGTCAGTGGAATTCCATTTGGAAAAAATGTAAAGGTACCACTTCTCCACCCTGCCGTTGTGTGGGAAGTAGAGAGCTCAAACAGCGGTACAAAACGTTTCTCTCTGGTGGTATATGACCGGACGATTTATTTGGATAAATCCGAGGATGAATATTTATTTCCCAAAGGACAAACGGCCACACAACGGTTGCGTAAATACGCGAAGGATTGGAAGCTTCAAATTCCTTCAATACCCGACACGAAAGTACAGTTAGGAAAAGGTATTTATCGTGCCCAGACTCTATATTCCATGATGCTTGCTGATTTGAAAGAGACAGCAAAATTGGGCGGAGATTTGTACCAGTTACGCATGACAAGTGCTGGATTGGAGCTATTTAAAATCGGTAGCAATCCTTCCCCCTACGTGTTAGATCGATTTATTGATCTTACGCAGTTGCGGACACTTGAGGGAGCCGTAACTAAAGTCAAAGTAATGACAGCTAATGAAAATGTAGGAAGCGGACAAGAGGTGCCGTCTAAGGTGCTGGCTGTAGCAGAAGGGGATACTAAAGCGCTAGGTACTTTGCAAAAACTGGTGGAAGATGATCAAGTGAAAGCAGCTGGCGGAGCCAGTAAACTTGCTAAAAGTCATCTAACTGGAATCCAGGAGACTTTTACAGTTAATTTACCAGATATTAATACCATACGTGCCGGTGAAGCTGTGATGTTACAAGGATTAAAGTTGATTGTTACTTCAGTCAGTCGGGATTTGGGGAATCCAGGGAATATGACTTTAGAGCTCGCTTCCTTCGATATGGTTAAAAGGAGGTATTTTCTTGAGTAAAGATCCCTATGGTGCGTTTGTAAGTGTAATGCAGTCGTCTATGGCGGGACACACCCGGCAAGCACTGAGTGGAGTGGGCGCGGTACTAGGCACGATCACCTCCACGGGACTCAAGCTGGACGATTTTAAACATGAGCTTCAGGATTATCTGGTCGCCGAGCTGCCGGGGCGGCTGTCTGTACCACGTCATATGTATAAAGGCACCTCAACCGCAGTGGAATCGGAAAATTGGGAAGGCAAAGAGCTGAAAACTTCCTTTTATATCGGGGAAGACGAGCTGGAGGATGTGAATCTCAGTTTGAACGAAGGACTCAAGCCTGGAGATCGTGTACTTGCGGTGCGGGTGAATAGCGGCAATGATGTGGTGGTCGTGTGCAAGGTGGTGAGTGGACGTGGCTAATTTATTTCCCGAAACAGATGATATGATCTGGACGGACACGGATATGACCGACCCAGATGTACTGGAGGATAACCGAGCAGTATTTGGGCGAAGCTGGCGGTTTGATTTTGAAGCTGGTGAGTTTGTTATGAGCCCTAGCCGTAAAATCGTGACTACAGGCGAGAAAGAAGCCTGGGTACAGTGGTGTGAAAAAGCGATTCGCACTCCTCGCTACCGGCATGTGATCTATTCACCTGACTATGGTAGCGAGCTGGAGGAGCTGATTGGCAGCAGCTATGGGCACGGTGTGCAGGAAAGTGAAATTAAACGCATGGTCACGGAGGCGTTACTGGCAGATGCACGTACGGCTAGTGTGGATCAGTTTACATTTAGCTGGGAAGGTGAGGCATGCCATTTTAGCTGCCAGATTACGAACGTGCGGGATGAAACGGAAATTGTGGAAAGTGTGGTGATCTAATGGCAGACTTGCCGGAATATTTGGTAGACCAGACGGAAGAGGAAATTTTAAATCGAATGCTGGAAAAAGTGCCTTCGGACATGGATAAGTCCGAGGGCTCTTTTATTTGGGATGCGCAGGCGCCAGTAGCATTTATGCTATCCGAAGCGGCAATCTGGGCGCAGGAGCTGCTACGTCGGGGCTTTGCCAGCACCGCAGCCAGCGATAATCCAGATTTTCGCTCACCTGAGCTGGATTTGCGGACAGCAGAGCATGGGGTGACACGGCGAGAAGCGGTTGCCGCTTCAGGTATGGTCACGTTCACGGGCACAGCGGGAACGACCGTCCCGGCGGGAACGTTGGTGGCAACCCCGGCAGATGATGTATCCGGGGAAGCTTCTATTGAGTATGCGACCACGGCATCGGTTACGCTGGATGAACAGGGGACAGGAACTGCGACCATTCGGGCGGTCAATCCCGGACGCAGCGGCAACGTGCCTGCGGGTGTCATCCAGGTGATGGCAACCCCGGTTAGCGGGGTTGCCTCTGTGATCAATACGGAGGAAACCAAAAGCGGTACAGACGTTGAGAGCGACCAGCTGTTGCTGGAGCGTTTTTATGCCAAGGTACGGAACCAAGGCACAAGCGGCAACAAGGCGCAGTATACCCAGTGGGCGAATGAGATCGCTGGAGTTGGAGGCGTAGAAGTTGTTCCGCTCTGGAAAGGGCCGGGAACAGTGGGGTTATATGTGCTGGACACGGATAAACGCGCGGCCAGCCCGGATATCGTCGCTGCGGTGCAAAAATATATTGATCCGACCCAGGATGGGCAAGGAGAAGGGCTAGCACCAGCGGGCCCTGTGGTGACGATCATGCCAGCGGCAGAAGTGGAGATTAACATCTCAGTCAAGGTACAGCGTACCAAAGAGAAGCCGTCCACACTGGATGAAATCAAAAAGCTGATCGAAAGCGGTGTGCGGACGTATTTGAAGCAGCTTGCTTTTTACAAGGAAGACCCGTTGGTTCGGTATACCCGGATTTCTGCTGTTTTGCTGGACATTCCGATCATTATTGATTTCTCTGAGCTAAAAATCAATGGACAGAGCAATCAGAATATTGAGATTGGATCAGGTCAGGTGGCGGTGCTGGGGATGGTGAACGTCAGTGAGTAACAATAGAACGAACAGTTTTGAAGATTTTTTCAATAACCCAAGCCAGGGAAATGTTGCAAACTATAGTGACTCTTTTGCTAAAGAGGTAACTATAGCGGGAGATACAGTGGGCCAAATGAGCAGCTTGCGGGGACGCGAGCTACTTTCCTATTTGCCTGCCTACTATGAAACCTCACGTGTGATGCGTTCCGATATGGATGCTAAAGGAAGCGAACTGGACGCCTTGTATCTCGCAATGGATGCAACGGTGGGACAGTTTTTCGTACGTACCGCCACGTGGGGATTGGAACGCTGGGAAATGGAGCTGGGGATCGAAACCGACCTGGCGAAGCCATTGGATCAACGGCGTGCAGTGGTGGAATCGAAGCTGCGAGGTGCAGGAACTTTTTCCGGCCGACTTGTCAAAAATGTAGCTGAAGCGTATGACGGAGGCACGGTAGATGTTATTTTCCACCCCGCTGAATGGGGCTTTACGGTCAAATTTATAGATACCATTGGGATTCCACCCAACGTTGAGGATCTTAAAGCAGCCATTGAGGAGATCAAGCCCGCTCACATGGCAGTGGAGTACAAATTACGCTACTTGACCATTGCCGAAGTTGAGTCTATGACCCTCTATGAAAATGAACATACAACACAGGATAGATATTTAGGAGGTGGCGCGTAATATGGCAAGCGAAAAAACACCGAATCTTGGTTTAAATCAAATTGACCGCACATCGCCCAAAACAACGTATTTTGATCTGGAGAAGTATTTGGATCAAAACTGGCGCGCTGTAGATGATTTTGCGGGTGGCGTGAATGATGATGTAAATGTGATCAAGAAGCGTCTGGATACGACGGAGCGTAAGGCGGTAACTTTGGAGCCTGGAGTGCAGATACTTAACGCTGTTAAGGCGGCTCCATTTTCTTTGTCTGGAATAACCGGACGAATGCTGGTCAACCTGCTTGGGCGCGCAGGCTCTGGCGACCAAATCGGTAGCCTTTTAGGTTGGGAAGCTGATCTTATAGTTGATATAGCTAGTAAGGCGCAGGGTACGGGATCTATCAAGGTCACTGCAAAGAATGCTTCCGGCGTGTATAACGTGTACAGTGCCGGATTGAAGCTTACTGGCGGAAAGTACTATATCGCCTTGGCTGATGTTAAAAATATCAATGCTTCAAACAATATCTATGTAAATTTTTCGGCAGGCGGTAATAAGGCCCTCAAGCAGTCCGTGGATCAGAGTCAATTTGTCACGATCTATACAAAATGTGCACCAACAAGCGATACTGCGACAAACCTGGAAGTTGCATCGATTTCAACAGCAACTGGTCAAGCTTTTTATGCAGACGCTATTCGTCTCTATGAGGTTAGCGCTTCAGAATATGCTGCGCTGGATAGCATGACCGCCGAACAGGTAGTTGTCAAATATCCATATGTTGACAGCGTAATGCCTGTGCGCAATCCTTATGCGATTCGATATGGGGAGAATTTGATACCCTCGTTTTATGAGTGGACGTTAAGCCCGAGAGGAAAGGTAAC